CACTGTACCTGATGATGCAAAAGAACTAGAACTTGCTAATGTTAAACTTGTAACTGATGCATTTATTCCTGATGACAATGTAGATGTAAATTGACCTTGTTGTTGTCCACCCCAAGATCCAAGACCCCAACCTGTTGTTGCAGTTTCAACTGCAGGTCCAACTGGATAATAATGTCTTACACGTATGCCACCAGATGTTGTAGCACCAGATCCTGACTCGTTAGATGACATGGTTACAGTTATGGTAGTATCGGTTGGCACAGATGTTACCATAAATTTAATATCTGTAAAATCACCTGATGCAAAATTAGAATTTGTAATTGAAGTAAAATTATC